CTAGGCGAATGTAAGCTTGACCACCGTTGTAGTGATAAAGTCTATATTCTGCTGCAGCAAGGTCAATAAGTTCCAATGATTGTAGAAATGTAATCTTATTCATTATATTCCTCCTGATAGTTAGTTTATTTTTTTGTTACGAAGCCGGCGATGTATGCACCGAAGATGCGTACGCGTTGGCTAATTGCAATAATAGTATTTTTAATGAAAAACATGATTATTTATGCTTTCTTGAGACGAGTTTGTTGCCGGCAAAGTAACCGATAACGAAACATATTGTTGTTATAAGGATTGATATATTCTTCTTTAAGTTATTCATTTTGCCTTTCTTGGTTTAGAATAAAAATAAAAGTGAGTGGCTAGTAAGACACTAACCACCCACTGATATTTGTGGAGGTGCTCGCAAAATGCTAGTTGCCAAACATTTTATCCCAACATTTAGGATGTATGCCTGTCATAAAGATTTCACGTTCATCTGGACCTAGGAATGGGAAAGCGTCTTGAATAAGAAGAGTTCCAGAATTCCAAGATTCATACTTAGATTTATCCACAATAATTTTATTATCTTCCTTACATACATAGCATGCAGGTGATGTAACAATAATTGTATCTGTTGAGTTATTTGAGTAGTTATATTCCATGTTAGTCTCCCTTTTCTTGGGTAGTTTGGTTTATGTACTTTGGGTCCTATAGTTTTTAAAACATTTTTTTAGAATATTTAGCTCCGCGTGTCTTGAAGTTCACCGAGAACTTAAGCATACTGCGAAGCATTTGATTATGAAGTGGCTCCGGAGGAGTCGCTGATTAATCAAAACAAAAAATAGGTATTAGTACTCCCGCAGACCAGAGTTGCAAGTCCGCGAGAGTACTAATTGGGGGATACCTATTTGGTTACGAATTTCCATTTAATGGAATCTAAGATAACCATGTTATTAATAACACGAGCAAAGAAAGGATCAGCTTTCCGCGCGTTGATTAGAGCAATCTGTAGAGTCTGTGACGATTCTTCAGACATTAGCTCACGGATAGGATATGTATTCACGTTGCACCTCCTAGTGCTACTATGGGAAAGTCGCAAAGGACAATCCCCTTTTCTTGGGTAGAGGGGGGTTGAGCAGTTTTGCGCAGAGCATACTCAGGCTCCGTCTGTGCATTTTACCAAGGACTACAGATATCCTTGAACCCCGTCGGGTAAGCAGTTTAAAGACATACTCAGGTCTTCACGAGTCACCAAGGTTCGTCGTTATCATCCACAACTGGAGACTGGAATTCAAGTTCTGTTACCAAACCCTTAAGGTCGGTAAAGAACTCGTCTTCTTCTTCAGTTGTAGCAACGACTACTTGCTTGTCAGTGACACGCATAGCAGCCTTGAGTGCAGCAAAGTCCGCGAATTTGATATTCATGGAACCGTTGCTGGTTGCTTGGATGGCGGTCAAATCAATGACCAACGTGGCTACCTTTTTGCCGAAGATTTCCCGCAAGAAATTAGCCATGTTAACTTGAGCCGACTTAGTAGGTAGATTAACCCACACAGTAGACTCAGGAAACAGTGGGCTAGTTTTGCCAGAAATAGGCTTGAGCCACAAGGAAGACTTGTTCACGTCCGGAGAAGTGTTCAAGTAGACCTCAGTTTGCATTGCGTTGAGTGTATCACTCATTTTGGCACCTCCAAGTGCTTGATGTTGTGGGTATCGGTTGATATCCCTTTTCTTGGATAGACCACGCCGAAGCGCAACTACCCGAGATTTTGCTGTGAGTCTTGCGTGGACTTTCCGCGCAGTGACTTTAGAATATACGCTTAGCGAGCCCCCACAGGGCGAGCGTAGCGTTGGCAGATAAGTGTTGCGTGGGGTTTCCGCGCAGTGACTTTAGAATGTAGGCGTAGCGAGTCCTCACGGGACGAGCGTAGCGTTGATAGGGGAGTGTGAACCACGAAGGTAGCCCGGAGTTGTTCCGGAGACTCGAGGTAGGCCCTTTCTGGGGACTGATTGAGTCCTCCCCTAGGGTTTTAGAATAACTCTAACTACTACTTGTCCCTGTTACGGAACCAGAGCATTGCCTCATAGAAGTACTCAAGGACCATATGGTCAGAGTTCTTGGGAGAGGTGAAGAGCCAACGATCAAAGTTATTCCGGTCGTCGTGCTTGAGCTTGACTGACTCAGACTTCCTGATGTAGGACATGCGAGTCATGCTCAGGATGAACTTGTGGAACTTGACATCGTCGTTGAGCCTTTCCTTGTAGGAGGCAAAACGATCAGCTATGGCAATTGCTACATTGTCATAGTGCTCAGAGATTGCAGCTTTGTCGTTCTTGATGTTTGCAGGAACGGTGAACTGGTTCTTGAGCTCCGTAACGAGTTTGCGGAAACGATCCTCATTCTGGCCATGGATGGTGATGTTCAACTCAGGGATCTCCTTGATGTTGACGTTCAGCCAGCTAATCATCTTGTTGTGAGTCTCACGCACCATCATTTCACGAGGGATCATGAAGTCACGAACAATCGGAGACTGCTCAGGAGAAAGATTGCCAAGCCAGCTATTGATGGCCCTGCTCTGCTTGAGGCGAATACATGCAGCATTCATGTTGCGACTGTACCACCAGTAGGCATCGATCTTCTTCTCAGTTACGAGAGTTGCAAGAGTATTGTCAGACCACTTGACCAAAGTACTGAGGTCGTTCTTGTCACCCTTGCACTGTTGCAGAGCGTCAATCATATCCTCGTTTGCACATGGCAGAGTGTTGAATGGGGAATCGTAGGTGCTATACCAAAGCATCTTGGTCTTAACTTGACCACCAACTCCTGCTCCCTTATAGAGAGAGGTGTTATAGTTGTAGCGAGTAAGTTCCCAGTTCCAAACAGGGTGCTGAGGACGGTCAGATCCACGAACCTTGGATGGAAGCTTGCCATTGCGAGCAGTGCTGTTGAACTTGTCAAAGTCCTTCTCGTAGATGGTAGGAAGGTTGATTCCGTCATCCTTACCAAGGAAAACAGGTCCAAACCCGTCTACATCCATGATATGAAACTCACTCCAGTCATTTGGGGTGCGAACAATGAATGCCACAAGGCGAGTATTGTTATCCTTAGTCACCATTAGGCGAATATGAACTCCAATCTCATCATCAAGGTCTGCACCACCAAGTTTGCCAAGGATCTCAGCAGCTTGATTACCAGGGATCATGAATGTCTGAGTTTCCTCATGGTACATGCCCTCGTCGCTTGTAAGGTCTACATCATAGCCAGCAAGGTAAACAACCTCTTTGGTCATGACATAAGCACGATAAGCCCATGGCATGAAGACGAATGACTTCTTTGACTTGGACGGAGCTTTCCAACAGGTGCCTACTTTACGAAGGCTGCCAGTGTTGTCATACTCATCCAGGAACATCTTCTTGAGTCCATTTGCTCGCATGAACATCATAGTCTGGCTGATACCAATACCAAGGTCAAGATCATTAAGCATTGCTGCCATCTTGTTTGTCTTGGACGTGAACTGGCCATCATTGATGTGAGAGATCTTCTCAGCCTCAGTGGTTGCACGTTCTGGCATGATGTTATTGAGCATCTCGATATCCTTGCCCTCTACCATGTCGTCGAAAGCTTTATCCAGCACAACCTGGAAGGTATCAAGCATCTCGCCAAACTCAAATACACCAGGAATTCCCTGATATTGAGCAAGCATCTGATCATTAGTCTTGACTATGCCAGGACCATGGTGTGGTTCCAGTGTAATCATTTCCCAAGTACCATCAGTGCCAAACTCCTTCTTGAAGTTATCCACAGATGTAAAGATGTCATATGTCTCACCTTTACCAATGATACCAAGCTTACGAAAGCGAGCATTGATCTTATCACGTTGTCCAGTGATGAGGTTACCCTTGATCAAGCCAGCTACACCATTCACGTTTGTAACAATACGAACGGTATGGTTGGTGATCTTATTATCATTTATCTGACGCACAATGTGACCATGGCCACTATTGCGATAGACATACCGTACTGTTTCTACGGCACCGATAGAGATACCATCCATAGTCTTCTCAGCAGCAAGGTCATCAACCAGGTGAGGAAGAGCTTTGCGGATCTCCTGATAGGACAAGACCTTGATACGGAGCTTCTTGCTGTCACCTTTGTGAACTGCATATCCACTAACGGACTTGACTAGTTCCACAAGACGCTTTACCATCTTATCGGAGTTGCCAATAACAAAGCCATACTTAGCCATGTTGACATAGTCTTTGCTGTTGTAGCCCTTGATACGGATGGTGGTTTCTGCATCGAAGTCAGCATAACCAAAGATGATATCCTTAGGCTTGCTGATAAGAGATGAATCAACCTTCTGATGGTCACCAGTGAATGGGTTCTTGAAAGCTGTGATGGTTACACAAAAGCTCTCATGAGAAAACCGATCCTCAAGCATGGCAAACTTGTAGTTACCACGGTTGATTTCGTGAACGATGACAACACCTATCTTGGTGAGCCAATAATCAGGATCGTTAGTAATAACACGGCTGATTACTGTGTCGTTAATTGTGGTAGTTTCAATCAAGTATTCCTTGATCATAGCACCTCCTTGGGTAGTGGTCTTTACCATGTTTGGCTCCTTTTTGTTGTCCTGAATATTTACATCAGGGTTAAGGTGGTTAGTGGTCCGGTCAAAAGGCTGAGTGACCTCTTGCTTGGGAGCACCTTTGATTGTGCCGGACTTCTGGTCCAAGAGAAGCTGGGAAGCAACTGCATAGCTGCTATCAGCCTCAACGGGGATCCATATATCGGATCCGGTATACTTGACGAGATATGTCTTCATGACATTCTCCTTTCCCTCAGCTTTATACTGAGAAGATAACAGGAACCGCCTGTTGACGGGGATTCAGGGATCTCTACCCTATCCGTAAAAAAAGAGCTCCCCCAGAGCCGAAGCCCTGAGGGAGACACGTTTCTTATATACTTCTGAGGATAGTTAGTCCTCGTCAGCAGGGTCACAGATGCAGCCTTCAAAGCCACAATCCTGACACCTGCCAGTGTAGTATTCTTCGCTAGACACACAATCAATATCACATTGATCGATGGTGTGCAAGCAGTCTGGACAGTACCTCATGGCACTCTCCTTTCCCCCAGCTTGATACTGAGAAAGTAACAGGAACCGCCTGTTGACGGGGATAAGAGATCGGTCTCCTATCCATAAAAAAAAAGTTCCCCCAGAGCCGAAGCCCCAGGGGAACAATTTTCTTATTTTTAATTAACCTTATTTACTAATAGGTATTAGTAGCAACGTTGACACAAAAGCATGTCAGCATTTGCTACAGTACTAGGGTCGTACAATCCACTACACATGGAGCAACGCTCTGCTGTGATGGTGGGCTGTGACTTAGCTACCTTTGTAAGCCTTTTCTTTACCGATGCTTTCGGAAAGATCCGGACATAACATGCGTCACAGTAGGACCACATCCTGCTGCGATGACCCTCTGGATACTTTGGCAGTAGTGGATTACCACACCTGCATCCAGGGTTAGTGCATGTATAGGAGTAAAGCTTCATGCTTATTCCTTTCTATTGGTTACCAGGAAGCTGGATTAGCTGACCTGGGGTGATGTCACTACCGTACTGCAGGACAAGCTGATCGATAGCTACTTCGATGTTGCTTGTGCAGTGTAGCTGTGCAATAGCTACGATGGTATCCCCACTACGAACAGTGTGGATTGAACCGTCGCAAACTGCAACCTTGCTTGAACAACCCATTACAGTGACTGTAAGGACTGAGATGAGTATGACAATAGCTTTACGCATTGTTCTCCTTTGTTAGTGATGGTAAGACCCCATACCCGGGTGGGCATGTTAAAAGGTCAAAGGACACGTATGTATCCACTATTACCACCCTAAAATTTTTCCCTTATTTTTACCCTAGTATGACTTTATATACATTTATATATGTTTCTCAAAAAAGTTTTCCCTACAGGTTGCAATCTATACTCACACCTGATAGGTTCTGGGTATTCGGGAAGGCCCCGGGAAATAAAAAACCATAAAGGATAAATCAATGAACTTCATGAACTGCGATAAGTGTGTATCAGAATTCATCATTAAAGATGCTATGTCTAGCTCTGTACGTTGTCCTGATTGCTCTATGTGGGTAGATACAGAGCCGGCAGAGAATTATTCTTCTAGACACTATGGAAAAGGATATGTAGACGAGTATGTGGATTTTGACATGGATAATTATGGGTATGCAAACTGAAGGGCACACAGACAATGCTTAATAAAACAAATAGAAAACTTATAGTAGCATCAGAGAAGTTGTTCTCATCAAACAGTCTTTTACAAGAGTTCATGAAAGATCATGATATTCTAACTTTTAATTACGATACTTCTATAGACCTAGAGGAAAACTCTAGAGAAGTCTGGAAGAAGTTCAAAATGATCCAGGACTACTCCTATGAAAAAGTTGTTTTAATGGCTCATGGAGTTGACTGTAATATTATTTATCCCTTGTATCGAAACAAGAAGCTCGACTTTGATGCGGCGGTTTTTGTAGATTATAAGAATCCAGACACATTACTTATTCCTCCTTCTTATGAGCAAGCTTTGAAAAAGTCTAAAGTAAAGATTTATTCTTTTTCTACAAGAAATAAAAAAGAAACACCATGTGCAGTTATACAAAGCCACCAATCGTTACCATGGTACTACACCATTAGGTCACGCAGACTAGCACAGGAAATATATGGATGTGTTGTGTATGACACGTACCAAGAGAACTACTTGAGTGGAGCTAACTCAAAGTTAATCTAAGTAACTAGCCTCGGTTCGGACCAATGTAAAGCTGATGAGCTTCTTCCGGACCGAGGTCTTTTACTATTTCTTCTACATCTTTTTTAATAATACGAGACATTTCCAAAATGAGTTCCCATTGTTCCATGGGAAATACTGAAAAGACTATTTCACCTCGATCAGAGATGTGACCTGTGATCATCTTGTCTTCGTCTTCTTCGAGACCTTCTGGCAGTAAGAAGTCCATGAATTCTTGTCGAGATGTTTCGCTTTCAAAAAAGCTCATAAATCTATTGAAAAAATCCATATATACTAGAATCTCCTATACATATAAACTTATAGTAACGCCAGTAATTTGAAAAAAATCCAAAAAAATTTGTCGGCGGAAAGTTGGTTACTTTTCGAGCTTCTTAAACAAGTCGTAGTAATCTACGTAAGAACCTATCTGACTGACCTGAAGCTTTGTTGAGCTGTTATCTTTCTTTGGATCCTGTCTTACGACCTTAAAGCATTTAATTTTCTTCTTCATCAATCTCCACCCAAAAATCGTCACAGTCTCTACACCTTACACTATATCTTTGTTTATTGTCTTCATAATCTTCTTTTGGAAGAGCCGTAAGAATAAACTTAGGGGGATAATTACAATCAGGACACAGTGTCGGGTTGAAACCCATTTTTAATTTGCTCCTCAACTTTTTTTGCAAGCTCAGAATCGCCTTTTAGTTTTTCTATGGCGTTGTCTCTACCCTGCGAGAAAGACTCGCCGTTATAATAAACCCAAGCACCACGTTGTGTAAATAGCCCGGATTGCATTCCTAAATCCAAAAGGCATCCAAAGTTATCTACGCCTTTTCCATAGTAAATATCAAATTCAGTAATCTTCATTGGTGGAGCCATTTTATTCTTAATAATTTTGGCTTTGACTTTAATCCCAATTGAGTTTCCGGATTTGTCTTTCAAGTCTTCTTTCTTGCGAAGATCAATTCGAACTGATGCTGCATACTTAAGTGCCATCCCACCAGGTGTAGTCTCTGGGTTACCAAACATAACTCCAATTTTACTTCTCAATTGATTAATGAAAATAATCAGAGTCTTATGCTCATTAGCTAGACCAACTAGCTTGCGCAAACCTTTTGACATCATTCGTGCCTGTAGACCCATCTGATTGGCCTCCATATCGCCTTCTAGCTCTGCTTTAGGAACTAATGAGGCAACTGAGTCAACTACGACAACGCCTATCTCTCCGGTGCGAATTAACCTATCTACAATTTCTAATGCTTGCTCGCCATAATCTGGTTGAGCTAGTAGAAGATCATCTAAGTTTATTCCTAGTGCATCCATGTATGCTGGATCTAAAGCATGCTCTGCATCTATGTAAGCACACTTGAGTCCCATCTTTTGGGCTTGGGCAACTAGAGATAAAGAGATAGTAGATTTACCAGAAGATTCTGGCCCATAGATCTCTACGATTCTTCCTAGTGGAAGTCCATCTATACCAAGAATAGAATCAAGTGACATTGCTCCAGTTGGAACAGATGGCCATTGTTTGACTTCGGAAGATCCGAGTCTCATTACTGCACCAATGCCAAACTGTCTTTCAAGTTGGGCAATTGCTAATTCAAGTGACTTTTCATCAGACATGTTTCTATTGTACCATATTCATGTCATGTAGTTTTTGTTCTATGTCTTTTATTTCAGCAATTGTTGCTTTTCTTATTCTTCTTAATTCTTGTTTACTCTGCCAATCGTTTCCAAGCATTGCAGAGTCAACCATCTCTAGTAGTTTATAGAGTTGTACTAATCTCGGTGGCTTACGCATTTATATCCTTTATTTGGTATACTTGAATAGTATTCAGATCGCATTATATCGTATTGGAGATTTAAATGAAACAACCCAAAGGAAGTATTGACATTAAGCTTGAATTCCAAAGAGCTTTACTTATTCTAAATAAAAGAATAACAACTGTTGATGATCTTTTAATGTATTGGCATTTCTCTGGTCCGTGTCTAGAAGACAGACCTGAAATAGAAAATATCTAGAAAAATTTGACAGAGCAATTATTTACTCGATATACTCTTATATAAGCAGCTAAGGAAACCACTGTGGTCGTAGTCACGCAAGTGAATCATATAATCTTATATTATATAAGCAAACTTATATAAGTATACGTATATAGAGTTAAAAATAATTCTTTGTTAAGATAAGATAATAATTTTTGTTACTATCTATTAAAAACAAGCAAGGACTCTATAAATGAATATTTATCAAATCTATGTGCCTGAGCTAGGAACTTATGTTAAGTATAAAGTTTTAGAGCCAGAAGAAGCTAAAATATTACTTGACGAGATAGATAACAAGCCACCAAAAGAATATCGTAAAGCTATTCTTGAATCTGTAATTTTTAATATTAAAACAGATGTAGCTGAGTCACTCAGGATGATGAGTAGAGGCGCAGCAGAAAAGTGTCTAGAAGCATTATATTATGGATGTATAATGCTAAATCCTGGTCTTGATATAGATCAGTGGATTGATTTAGCGTATTTAGAGAAACCTAATGCTTTAAAGAAAAGTCCAAAAGTAAATACTAAAAATGATATGCCAGATCTAACAGATCTTCCTCCAGAGCTTGAGGATTTTTTTAATAAGACTTTTAAAAAAGAATCTACTCAATGGCAAAAGGTAAAGCCAAAAAAACTTTCTAGAGAAAAGTTCCTTGGACTTGAAGCCCATTTGAAGGATAATATCATTGGTCAAGATCAATCTATAGAGACTATTGTCTCAGCCTTGAAAAGATCTCAAGTTGGATTAAATGATACCAATAGACCACTTGGTGTATTTCTATTTGCAGGAGCATCTGGAGTAGGTAAGACACACTTAGCAAACACATTGCATAAGTATATCTTTGGTTCAGAGAACTCTTTAGTAAGAATAGACTGTGGCGAGTTTCAACATAAGCATGAGAACCAAAAACTTATTGGATCTCCCCCAGGTTATATAGGCCACGAAGAAGGTGGTCAACTTGTTAATCTAGTTAGGAAATATCCAAGTACAGTTGTTCTTTTAGATGAAGTAGAAAAAGCTCATCAAGATTTATGGAATACATTCCTAAGAGTTTTTGATGATGGCATGCTTACTGACAATAAGGGTAAGTCGGTTAGTTTTAGGAATACAATCATAATCATGACCACTAACCTAGGTAACGACAAGATATCTGATGATCTATTGAAAACCTCAGCTGGATTTACCGGAAGAGTTGATTTTTCTTCTAAAACAAAAGAAATACCAAAAAAAGATATAGTTGAAAAAAATACTTTAGAAGCGGTTAGAAAACATTTTAAACCAGAGTTTTTAAATAGACTGGACAAAATATTAGTATTTAATCATCTATCTAGAGAAAACCTTGTAGGAATCGCAGAACTAGAAATGTCAGTTGTTAAAAACAAACTTTTAACCAAAGGCTACTCAGTAATATATACTGACTCCGTAATTGACGCAATGCTTGATAAGGGAATTGACTCTGTCAAGGGGGCAAGAGGTTTGTCTCAGATAAGAAGAGAGATGATTGAAGATAAGGTTGCTGATATAATTATTAATACCCCCCCTCCAAGGGGAACTATATTTCACTTAAATTATGAAGATGATCTTGTATTAAATTTAAATAAACCAAAGAAAGAAAGAAAGAATGATGTCAAAGAACAGTAATGAAAGACAAGTCAATAGTAGATATACCTTACCTTTGAATAGATCTGCAAAATCCTATAGAAAGTTTGTAAGACAAAATCTTTTTCCAAAAGGTCTTAAAAAAATATTTTAATTACAAAAATCAAAATAATTAATTACTATTCTATTATATCGTTTATAATGGAGGTAATTTATGCCACCTGGAGTAGGGTATCCTGGAAAAAACAGCAGATATACTCCACCAACACCTCTTGCACAAAAAAGTGCAGGCAGACAAGGTGCAATAGCAAATAAAGTACTTGGTTTAGGAGCAGCTAACTTAGGCGACTCTCCAACAGCTAGAAGAGCTCAAAACAAAGCCTTCGAAAAGAATGAAAGAATAAATGCATTTGATGCTAATCGAACCGGTAGAGCTACTCCAAAAGTAAGAATGGTTCCAGGTCAAGGATCAACAACAACTCCTGTAAGAATAAAATCAAGACCCATTAATCCAGATAGACTTCCAGTTCCAATGAGTAGTGGTCCGAGAGGTGCTGGAAGTAACTTACCAGCTAGAAGAAACCTACCGGCTACAACAGGTGGTAGAACACCAATGAACCCTTCAAGAAACCTGCCTGCAAGAGCAAGTGGAATGGGTTCAACTTCAGGACCTCGTCCTATAAACGTAGGAAATATAAACCATACACCACAAAGGCAATTAATGCTAGGAACAGGAAGGACTACAACTAAAGGACCAACCGATCCAGTATCAGCAGCCAAAACCACAACACGTAGTACTGGTGGACTTGGAGATGGGGTAGCTGGTGGTGCTTCTAAGATGAGAAATGGTAGAGGGCTTTTAATTGGAATGGGAGCTGCCGTAGTTGCAGGGTTAGCTTATGCAGGAAGAAGAGATAATGGAACTTCATCTGGTAGATCTTCCGCTTATAGGTACTAGGATTTAGATGAGAACTTTAGCACCGGAAAAAATAGCAGCTTTAGAAAGAATGGCGGCTGGCTCTGGTGGTGAAGCAGTTAATGCTAGAGCTGTTTTAGAAAGAGTCGGTAGAAGAGTACCTTCTGCTACTACGGGAGGAGGAATGCCTCCAGTAGTTCCACCAAGACGGAAGAACTGGTTTGGCAGCTGGTGGAAATAATCTACCCGTTCCACGTGGTGGCCAAGGGCGACCAATGGGTGCCATAGGTGGTGGCCAAAGGCGACCAATGGGTGCCATAGGTATGGGATCAGGATCAGGACGTCGTGGAGCTATAACTGAAAAAGGTGGTGGAGGGGGAAGGTCTGGCTCTAGTGTTACTTCAGTAATAGATAAACAAACAACTGATAAAATAGTTGACAATGTTCCGAAACCAAAAGGGTTTTTAAATAGTTTAAGTAAGAATCAAAAGTATGGATTAGGAGCAGCAGCAGCAGTTGTTGCTGGATTAGCATATCAAAAACAAAGACAAGACGTTAATCAAAGATTTAGGTAAGCATGAGTAATGAATGGAAAAATTACGTAAATACAAATGGAGATTTTGAACTTCCAAATTTTTTATATAAAACAATAAATGATTTAATGAAACAGTCTCTAGACATGGGCACTTTATTATCCAGTGATCAATATAAACTGAGAGCCTATAAAGAGCAGACTAAAAAACTTTTTAAGTCTAGATGGTTTGATATAGCGGAAGCTTTAGAATTTTTTGGCATCATAGAAAAATGTGGATGCTACTCAAATGGTAAAGACTTCTATTGCGAAGTATGCAAAGGTGCTAGATATCTTCCTACCGCAGTTTTAACCCCAGATGAAATGAGAGAAATTGGAGTTTTTATTGGCGCAGACCAAGGTATTGCGCTTGTAGATAAACTCCAAAGAAGTATATCTGACGTATTTAAATCAGCGTAAAATGCTTTGTCCCAGATGTTCTATAAAGATGCAGAACGTTGTAGAATATATCTTACAAGAAAATGAATTTAAATACATAAAAAACTTCTATTGCACAAAGTGTAAAAGTGCTGTTACAGAAGTGTTTGATGATATAGGGTTAGCCTCGAGTGAATGGATAGATTTTAATGTCTAATGTAGAAAAGTATAATAAAAATGATTTTATGAAAGAATTTGAGTCTCTTAGACCAGATTTATTTCTTCCAGAAAATTGGTCTGATCAAGACAAGCAAAAAGTAGTTGAGCTCATTCGTCCACAAAGAACAAAGACGTCAATGTTTTCATCTATACCAATGACATGCGAAACACAAAAATGTGTTTTTGCAGATACATGTCCACTTCTTAAGGAAAACTTAGCACCTAAGGGTAATCCTTGTCCTATAGAAATGTCTATAGTTTCTCAGTTTACTTATGATTATATGGAGCAACTTGAAGTTAATCCTCAAAACTTAGTAGAAGTATCTATGGTGAGAGACTTGGTGGACCAAGAAGTTCAATACATTAGAAAAACAAAACTTCTTGCTAAAGAACATTTTATTCAAGAAAACATTATTGGAATAGATTCCAATACAGGTGAACCAATTATGAAAAAAGAATTGCACCTAGCGGTAGAACTAGAAGATAAACTTCATAAGCGTCGCAAAGATCTTAGAAACCAATTGCTAGCAACCAGAGAAGCTAAAGCTAAGATTGGTCAAACGCAATTAGATACAGCTCAAACAATATCTGACATTTTAGATAAAGTTCAAGGAATAGAAAAAGAAAGACAAAAACTCATTAAACAAAAAATGGGAACTCTTGAAGTTGATGAATACATAGAGGTTGAAGTCTTAGAGGATAGAGATGAATCTATTTGATACAAGTAATTCAGACAGTCAGTCTTCTTTAGCTAAATTACTTCGTTCTTTAACTGGCGCAATGCCTGGTGGGGCAAAAGTAGCTAGACAAACAACACCTATTGGAGCAGATGCTATCAATAGGATAATGGGGAGTCCAGAAGAATTTATAGGAAGATATAAAGAATTTGAAGATGAGTACTTCAGAGTTCTTTCCGATCCTAAGAATACAAATAAATTTTCTAATATAGCAGATATGGATATCGAAAGATCTTCCGGAAAAATAGATTTAAGTAAATTAACATATCAGTCTCAACAGGACATGAAGAATTTTTTTCGACAAAGAGTTTTACAGATGGATAACCTTTTGCCGCAAGTTGGAATTCCTGGAATGGAATTTCCATCAGGAAACCTATACTCATCCATGCTCCAATATGAAGTAGATGAATATTCTCACCCTGCATCTATTTTATTAAATAAAATGTTTTTTAATGTGCAAAAAGATAAGCAAGGTGTTCAAGCATTAAACTTTGGTATGTCAAACATGATGAATACTGCAACACTTGAAAGATTAGCTTATCAAGCAGAGAATCCAGTAGACATAATTGGAAAAAGGGTATTAACTCTTGACGTAGAAACAACAGACGTTCTGCCAGATTCTCAAGTAAGACAGTTTGCTTATAAAGTTGGTGAAGAAGATGTAGTTGATGAATCATTTATTAATAGAAGAATGGATGCTGCTAGAGTTACTAAGTCTGGTCAAAGTTATAGGATGTCTGACGCTGTAAATCTCCCTTTAAAACAAATGGGTAGAGAAGCTCAAGAAATGGGTGAGGGTGGAATAAATTTTGTAGAAAGGTCCAAAACGTTATTTACAGAAATGTTAAATGCCGATCACGTATCTGGCCATAACGCTTTATTCGACTTAAATAAAATGGGAGATACACTTCGTAGCCTAGATGCCTTTAATGCAGACAACGTAGCTCAAGATTTAATGAATCAAGTATTTCAAAGAGTTAATACTCAAAAAGATTATTTAATAGACACTTCTGAAACTATGGGTTCATACTTCCAAGAAAAAGCTCGCTCTATGTTTCCAAATGATCCTGACAGAGCAAAAAAAATAGTTAATCAAATGATAAGTCCAGAGATGAGAGCTCAAATAGATATAGGCGGAAAAACGGCTCCAAGATCAATGGAAAACATTTCCTTAAACTCCAACTTACTTCAACTAATAGAACAAGACGCCGCATCTGGAAGTAATGAAGCAAATAGAATAATCGACAATATAAAACAAGGTTCTCACGTAGCAGACGTAGACGTTGCTCTGCAGGCTTCTGCTGATAGGTATAGGTCTTTAGGAACTCTAGATTTTAGGTTTGATGAAACAGGAAAAGTTATTGGTGATCAAATGTCAGAATTTGAAAGATATGGTAGAAATCTTATTTTAAGATCTCAAGCCATGACTCCAACAACTGACATTGGAAGCGTTAGCCATATGAGCGATGCTGTATTTAGGCACTTATCAACTAATGAAAAAGGAATGCAGGGAATAACACTAACGACAAAAGCATCTGATCTAGGATTATCATCTGATGCTGAAGGTTTTCTTGCATATTCTAAAGACAAAAAGAATTATACATTTAGAGCATTTGGATCAGACGCTGATGAGATAATAGAAGGTGCAGTAGCTAAGTCTCATATAACTAGGACACTAAACCAAGCTAGAGCAGAAGGTGAAGGAACATTAAGTACTCTTAATGTAGCTGGAAGAACAATGCAATTGACTAGAAATCTTGCAGATGAAGCTATTGTTAAAACAGGATTTAATTTTTCTCAAGCAACTGCAATAGATCAATCAATAAGAGCAAGAGATATCACTGCTGGAATAACAGCAGGAGACGACGATAGTTTAATTAGATCATTAGGATTAACTAATGAACAATTTGGTAAACAGCAAACATTTAGAAATATAAGCCAAAGAATTAAAGGAGCTTTTACTGGAGGCCCAGTTCATCAGATAGAAAATCCATTAACATATTCAGATGAAGCAATAGACTCTTATTATAGAAATGCAGCTGGGGCTGGATTGCCATACTCTAGCTTAAATGTTCAAAGTAGAGCTTTTTCTGTTGGTTTAGCTGAAGCTACTCATTCAATTGGTTTAGCAGCAAGAGGTACCGCAGCTTATGCAGCTAATGCTGATCTTACTACAGAGATGGGTTTGTCATTCTTTAAAATGCAAGACTCAGCTAGAATGGGAACAGTTACTTCGCAAGGAGATTATTTTGGCAGTAAAACAATGATGCCTTTTACTTCTTTATTCTCTGTATCTCAAAACACAGCTGCTAATAAAATATCTGATCAAATATTGTCAGTAAAAGCATTTGAAACTTTTAGCAACCCAATGGAAGATATTATGAGTTCTGATTTAAACAGGTTTACATTAAGTTTTGTTTCTGGAACTGGTGAAGGTGAAAGTAAACTTGCATCAAGAGTTAACTTAGTATGGGGAGCTAATCAATCATTAGATGAGGGTAAATCAAAACAGCTAGCTAATTTCCTATTAGACAATTCAGAAACATTTAGAGATACTTTACAAAATATTAAAGTTGGAGATCAAGATATTGGAACACAATTAGCAAGTATTACTCAAGCTAATAAAACAATGACAGGTTCACAAAGAACAGGTTTAGTTGATCAGATCTCTCAAAGTATTAGAGATAAAGGAATTGTTGTCGGATATGTTGAGGGCGATCCAGCTGAAGGAATATTTAATGCAGCAAAAAGAGCAGGTATCAACTTAGTTGATAATGATGTTAATTTAGTTAATCAGGCTATGAGAATAGCGCACGTAGACGAAGCTTCAAATATGCTAGTTATGTCAGCTATAAGTGATACAAAAGTTGATGAAGTAATAGGTAGATCTTCTGAAGTTGCTCAAGGTGAAGCAGCTAACGCATTTTCTAAATTAAAAAGATTATCAGAAGTATTTAATGACTCTTCAAAAAAGAGACAAGCTGCTAAAGTAGTACTTGAATCTAAAAATGCAAGTTCTTTAGATAGAATAGTGGATTTATCAAAAAGAGCAAGTAGAGATTTTGATACTCCAATGACAGATTTTTTTGTAAAAAATAAAAAAACAATAGGATTAGCTGGATTAGGTCTAGCTGCAGCTGGTATTGGTTACTATATGTATAACAATAGAAGAGAAGAAAAAAATATCCAAGAAACAATGGCTTACATGCCAACGGAGCCGGCAAGTAATAGAACATTCAGGCAAATGCAACCACCAGCTATGCCTCAAAGTACAAGAAGAGATCCATTGGTAACAGCTGGAGTTGTTGGGAATCTAGATAGAAATAAAGTTGGCCATACAAAAATGGGCCCAAATAAAAATAATCACCTTTACGGAGGATAAAAATGTCTTTATTAAATAGCATAGGAAGATCAGTCACAAGAGCTGGTTCGTCTAAAAAGGCTCTAATTGGAACTGGAATAGCTGCTGGTGCAATTGGGCTTGGTCAGAATACAACTGGAGCAGTGTTTGATGCCGGCAATGAAATTGCATTTGGCGATGAAAACGCTGATCAGTACTTTCTTGGGTCAAGAGGTCTTAGTCCAGGAACCTTATTAGAAGGTACCCTTGGGTCTTCTGGGGCTGCAGGAGTGGGAACAGTTGCTGGTGGAGTACTTGGTATGGCTGCAGGTGCAGGCATTGGTATTGGTGGAGCTGGAATGTTAAGTAATACCGAGTTTGCCAAAGATATAAATATTCCTAAAAATTTTGCAGATGATCTTCCATTAATAGGTGGCAAACAAGTTCCTTTACTTGGAGGGCAAAACCTTTTTAAAGCTGGAAAAATGGGTTCAGCTAGAGGAAGAGCAGTTGCATTTGGTCTTGGTGCACTTGGTGCAGTTGCCGGAGGCGCATACGGAGCATCAACATATACAAGAAGTCAGATAAATAGAAATGCAGATTTTTACAAACAAAGTCCATACAGTAGAGGATCAGCAATGCAGGCAGCTTCTACAAATGCATACGGGGATATGGTTCTCGGAATGCATAACTCTAGGAGGGGTTAATGGATCCAGATGAAGTCAATGAGTTAGGTGGGCAAAATGTTCCACTAGCATTTAGAATGATGGAGCATTTGCCATCTATTTCTGCATCTCTTGGATTTGCTCTTAGTCGTGGTTCAAACACTCTTTTGGGTGGAGGATTCATGGACGACAGAAAAAGGCTAGGTCCAGGTAAACTTGGAGGTTTTGCTAGTGGTTCTATGACCCCAAGTAATCCAACAGCTAAAGCCTATTATGGATCTTCTGCAAGAAGAGCAAGGCTAGCTTCTTCAGCAGGGTCGGCACAAGGAAAAATGGCCTTAGGCAAGGGTTCAAGAGTTAACCACATCACAATGAGGCCAAGAGCATTATCTAGATATAACTCTTTGACAATATTCAATGCTTCACAAAATACTCAATTCTATTCTCCTTTTCAGTTTGCATCTAGAGTTGTTGGAAATCAATTTGGAAAAAACGCAGCGTTTAGAAATGCTGTATACGGATCCTCAACGGCAGCTATTCCAAAAGAAGGTGTATTCCAAAGAGGAATGCTATCCATGATCACAGCTGGAAGAAAGTCTGATCTAATAGAGAGAAAAGCATTATCAGGCTCTGGTAGGGCAACAAAAAAAATGATAGAAGCTCAGAAGCAAGTTGGAAGACTTGCAACTATGAATAATGCATCTTTTGCTGCAGGTAAAACTTTTACTGGCGGTCAATTTGGCAGAATTGTCCCTAAGAGTGCAGGTCTTGGAATGATTGCTCCCGCAGGTCAAACTCTAACTGCTGCATCTCCAATGGCTACAGCATTATCAGGTGGAAACAAGGTTGGATTAACCGGAAACTTAATGGCAAGCGCTGGAGCTACTCAAGCATCAAGATATATGCAGGGATACTTTAGAGGGGCACTTGGCCACATAGACGCTGGAGGCTTAACAGATGAAGCTTTCAAGGGAGCTAAAATGGCTAAAAAACACTTAGTTAGTAGTTTTATGCAATCAGGATTAGCTGATAATGCAAAAGGTGGATTTAGATTAGCTAATGAAGTTTTTAAAACAGGAGCGTTTAAAACTTTAGGCACACGTGGCGTTTTAAAAACAATGGGAACAAAAACTGGAGCAATGGCACTTGGTGCAAGAGGTGCAGCAATGGCAATTCCTGGGCTTAACCTATTGGCAACTGCATCATTAGTTTATGATCTTGGAAAAATGGGTGGAGAAGTAGTTAAAAGTGGTATCAATTTAGCCAAAGATGCTGTAAAATCTATGAAAGGCTCTATGGACAAGCCACTATTTGGAATGGGATATAAAGATAATGAAGTTGCTGCTACATCTAGGTCTAGAGGAGTAATGGCAATACAAAACAGTCGCTTAAATGCCAGAAGTGCATTAGGTTCAGAGGCTGGGATGATGGCTTCACATTTTGGGTAATTTATGACTTTAGCAGAAAAAACAAAACATTTTAGAGAATCTATTGAAAGACTTTCAAGGGAAGATATCTTAGAAATTCTTAGAGCTCAAGATCCAGAAATTATTAAACAGATTAATAGAATCGAATGGGTGTTTGAAAATAAGCTCAATCATCTTGCATGGAAAGATGGATCTCCGGTAACATCAAGAACCTTAACTAATTACGAGTTATCTCTACTTGTGGATGAACCATTTGAAGTAGATAGAGAGCTTTTAGATTTAGGGATTAGCACCGAGCAACAAAGACAAATTCACGTTGCAAAAGATACATGTGTTTGGGGTAAGAACTTTCTTGGTGCAGAGACAAGAGTGTATCAAACTTTAATATTAAGAGATCCAGCTTTAAGAAAGGTTCTTAGAGCAGGTCGTCGTCTTGGAAAAACATTTAGTATGGCTTTGTATCTTATACATTATAGTTATACTCATAATGATGGTAGATCTTTAGTTATTGCCCCAATGAAAACACAAGTAGAATTAATCTATCAAGAAATTTTACGATTAGCATCAAAAAATGAAATTGTATCTAATTCAATTGTTAGAAAAGTTACTTCTCCTCAATTTATGATTCAATTTTCAAACGGATCAACAATTAGATTCTTTACTTCAGGCATGAGGTCAGGGCGGAAAATCAGACGTAGCTAGAGGTCAAGAAGCGCACGTTATTGTTCTTGACGAAATGGACTACATGCATGCCGATGACCTTGATGCTCTTTACGCAATGCTCCAGAAAACCGCAGAAGATCAACCAGATAAAGTTTTAATTGGAGCATCTACTCCAACTGGTAGAAGAGAAAGATTTTGGGAGTGGTGCACCTCAAATGTTAGGTTTAAAGAATTTTGGTTTCCTTCATATTGCAACCCATTTTTTAGTAAAGATCAAGAAGAAGAATTTAGACAAGAATATTCTGAATCTGGATATAGGCATGAAATTGAAGCAGACTGGGGGGAAGATGCAGAAGGCGTTTACCCAAGAAGGTATGTAGATAAATCATTTATGGATCCAGGTTGGAGCTATGAGCCAGAAATACAGTCAGCAAGAAGTTTTTATACAATTGGCGTAGACTGGGATAAATACGGCGCAGGAACAAACATTGTTGTATTAGAAGCATGCGCTGAGAATTATGAAGACGAAAGATTCAGAAGTAAAACAAGAGTTTGCTATAGAGAAGAAATTGTAAAATCAGAATTTACTTTAACAAAAGGTGTTAATAGAATTGTTGAATTAAATGAGATATTTCAGCCAAAACATATTTATGTCGACAGAGGTTTTGGTGAAGTTCAAGTAGAACTGCTTCATAAATACGGAGTAGAAAACCCATCTTCTAAATTAAGAGAAAGAGTTAAGGGAGTTAGCTTTGCTGAACTCATTGACTTAAGAGATCCTTATACAAAACTTCTAATTAAAAAAGAAATCAAACCATATATGGTTGATAATTTAAGGCAATACTTAGAAAACGAAGCAATAGTTTTTCCGGCGCAAGATGAAGAACTATACCTTCAATTGATATCTTACATAGTAGTTAGAACTACTTCAATTGGAAGACCAGTGTTTGAAGCCGGAGGATCAGCAGTCGACCACGCTCATGATGCATTGATGTTAGCTTTGTTGGCCATTACTCAAAACTATGGATCGCTTCATAAAATGAACTTTGCAGTCAAAGCAGAATCATTTTCAAATACCTTCTTTATGCCCAAGCCAACTTCTAATGATGATGATGAGGAAAAACCTTCGGTTATTAATAGATCAAACTTAAATAATGGTAGTATATCTAATAAAAGAAAATCTATTAGAAGAAATAATAATGGTTCTGTTTCAAGAAAGATGTTTTAATTATGTCCATGAATTCATTTGATCAAACCCAAACAGCTTCAGGAAGAATATTTAACGATTACTCCGTTAAAGAAGGCGCTTCAAGATCACTGCAAGAAGAGAGTCAGATAAGAAGAGCTGAGGAAAAGTTTAATGATATAGCTAACTTTGATACATATTCTTTCTCTAAGCCATATAAAATACCATTACACGTTGTTAGATCAAAAGTCAATAGAACACATAACCAAATACAAGAAGTTTATGATCTGCTTGAAAGACTTCTTAATAATGTTTATATTAGTCCAACTGTAGATCCAGATATGGAAGAATGTCATTTTCATTTGTGGGACGAATTAAATAAAAATAATAAAGAAATACTTTCTACATTTTACGAACAAGAAGATATGGTATTTACAGGTGGTTCTGGTTCTTTTAATGAAGAAACTGGAGAAAATGACAGAAAGGTACCTACGCCTAATTTTATTTCATTTAAACAATATTTATACGCAGAAGAACACGGTTGCAGGGGATGCAGGAAATTTGTTAAAGAGTATGACAAATTAATATCTCACTCTATATTTGTCCATCTTTTTGACTTTAGGTATTATCTAAAACTTTTACTACACGAATCCAACTGCATTAGGGAATCACTATTATATGACTTTGGAGCGGAATATGAAGATGAATCACAAGAACAAGCAGCAATTTTCTACTTCTCATGGGCAAAGATGGCAGAAAACCATACGAGGCTCGTTACCGAGGAACTCAATGAGAACTCAGACCAAATACCTTCTTCCGAAGTGGATCTCATCTCAAAAAAACAAGCAGCACAGTTTCAAGCATTTTTCTCGATTCGAGTAGCAGCATATACAGAAAGTATAGATAACTTACTATTTTCTATGAAAAAATACCTTCTTGATACATGTCATATATTTTATACTAAATATGTATCTCCATCATTAAAATTTAAATCACAAGTCGCAGCACCTCTTGAACTTGATCTTTTAACAACTTCCATGAGAACTTCAATGCCAACACTAGCAGAAGAAGTCGTAACTGCGGTTAACTCATTTAAGGGAAACTTTGGATCAATACTTACTGACATGGTTCAAAGAAGAAGTAATATACAGCAAAAATTTGATAATTTACTTTCATTAAATATTCAAAGAAAAAAATATATATCATACATAGATCAGTTGTCGGTTAAGGCTAGTCCTAGACCAAAGATAATATTAAACATCAATGAAGATAAACACTCTTTTCTTTTTGATCAAATAACTATTGATGATAGTTCTAGGATGTCATTATCTTCTGTTCATGGAAATTTAGATAGTCTAAATGATAATGACCATCCTCAGTACTTAATGAGATCTGGCGGAACAATATTTGGCGATATTATTATGGCAGAAGGGGTAACGATAGACGGTGTCGATATAGACACACATGCCCATACAGGCGAAGATGGATCTGTTAGAATAAAATCAACCGACATAGATTATGAAACACCTAGAGAAGAAACTACGCTTTTGCAAAGCGCAGATGGAAGCTTACTTGAAGTTAGCATAAATGCTTTTGAGTCCAGTATTAAAAATGGTGGAGTCCCAACAGTTAATGCGGTTGTTAATATTTCTATTCCAGACAGTTATTCAGATAAGTATGAATACGAAATTGTTTACTTGGAGGCTAAGTAATGGCTTGGTTTGATGTATATAAATCAGAAATATCTGTAAGCACAGGTCTAACAGTTTTTTCCTCAAAGCAAATACCGTTAAAAAGAGTAATTAATATTTCTGAAATAAATAATAACGTAGCTGCTGGAGAGCAGATATATGTTGATTTATTAGATAAAAAGATTAATAAATTTATTAACTCATCACTAGAAAATGTTACGGATAACTATTCATACTTAGTTGTTTTAGAAGACCACGCAGATGAAACATTTTTTCTTCCAGTTAAAAGTAGGGTTATAGATAACATATTATATTTTTACGCAGAAGAAGATATAGATATAGATATTGACACAACGAGATACTATGCAATATATTATGGTTTAACTAATATAAAAAATATTGAATTAACACTTGCATCTATTGATGCAACTCCAAAAAACGTATGGGTAATTTCCGACATAGCTCCTTCAGTTGAAGGTTCATACTCTGACATAGCAACTGCTAACATTAATTACTATACAAGTTCAATAACAAGTTCATCATCTGGAAAATATAGCCTTGCGTTGTATAATGATGGCGCCGACTGGAAAGATAATACATCAGAAAAAGTAGGCTCTAAAGCATTTGGCATTTTTGATGGACCAAGGCTAAAAGTTGTTGGCCCTAAAGGTAAACAATATGGAAAATTTAAAATAAGAATTTTTGAATATACAGATCAAGGAGTCATCTCCGTTTATCCAACAGTGGATTGGACAGAAGTAGATTGTTATTCAGCAATAGATTTATCTGACCAAATCTTATATTCTAAAATAGATTTACAATATAAAAAATATATATTTGAATTAGAAACTTTAGCAGAAAAAAACATAATGGCAATAACAAACTCTGTTAAAATAGATAAATATGAATTTTCTCCAAATTATAAATTAACCTATAGTCAAGAAGAAATAAATCCAAACTTAGCATTTATTACAATAGCAGGATTAAGATAATGGCAGAAATTAAAAAAACTATATCCGATTTAACTCCACGGAAAAGAATATATCCTTGCAGTTAGAGCTAAAGATCCAGAGCTTAATATAGTCTCTAACTATACAGATATAGTTAGATTTACTGCACCAACAGACACGACAATCCCGGCAGAACTTCAAAATCTTGAAATGTTTGCTTCATTTCAAAATGTTCTTTTTGTTTTTGATAATGGAACAGATGATGACTTGGCCGTATATGAATATGAGCTATATGAAGAAAGCGACATAGTCAATCCAAATACTCCACCATATGTACTTAAACCAAATCCATTAATTGCCGGTCAGTACGTTCCTCCATTTAAATCTGGAGCAGGAAACTCTAGTGTATTTGCCGTCCCGGTTGAAGGTAGCTATATAGATACAGAGAACGATAATATTGTTGTTCAGAAAAACTTTTTTGGCAGAGTAAGAGCAAAGGATACTTCTGGCAATGTTGGATCCTGGACTGCTATTAAAAAAACAGATCCATCAACGCCGCTTATTGATAGTCAATATATTGTTAGTCTAACGGCAGATAAAATTAAAGCAGGAACAATAAGTGCAGCGAAAATAACATTAGAAGGAGCTTCTGATTTAGAAACTATTATTCAATCAAAAACTTATGATACATCTTCTGGAATGCAAGGTTGGTTTATTTCGGGCGATGGTCACTTTAGTTTTGGTGGTCCCGATGGAATAACTTATGATAATGAAACTATTGTTATTGGATCTGATGTCCAAGTTACTGCAAATTTAGCTGCAGATAGCATTTCTGTTCCGACTAGTGGAACGCCTAAATTAAATATAAACTCTGGAATTGGTTCAGGAGTTGGAGGAATGACATTAGGTGATCCAACTTATAATTACTGGTACGCCAATGGTAACTTTAGCGTTGGTAGCTCTACGGCTTACGTTAGATGGAACGGCACAAGTCTAGAAGTAAAGGGATCAGTTACTGCTACAAGCGGTACCTTTACTGGAACAATCAGTGGTTCAACAATTATTGGAAATAATATATCTACTGGCGATATATATATAAGGGAAGCCGCTGGTTCAAATTATTTCTTAACCTATTTGCTTGGTGATTATTTACAAATAAAAAGAACTCAATCAAATTATTCAACCATTACTGGAAGTGGAGCCTTTTTAGGTTATTATGATACTGGAGGTGGCGCAGACACTCCTTATGTAATAGTTAATTCACTTTCTCCTTGGCCAGCTGCTGGTGGAAACTATGCATACATGAAACATGACGGGACTATCTATGCTACAAATTATATTCAAGCACCAACCTTTATTGGGGCTTTGAGTGGAAATGCATCAACCGCATCCAATGCAACTGTTGCCCAATATGTAGCAAATGATTCATTTAATGCTCGTTTTCATTGGAGTGGTCAGTCAGGGCAACCAACATGGCTCTGGGGTTCAAATAATGGTTCAGACTATTACGTTTGGAATCCAAGTCAATTTAGCGTTGCAAGCGCTACCACTGCCACTAACCAAAGTGGAGGTACCGTCGATGCAGCAACTGTTATTCTTGCTGCTGGTTCTGGTTATAGATCGGCAGGGAACTTTGCCACCACAACATCAACCACCATAACAGCAAGAATTGTTGATGGCGGTGGTTTTCAGGTAATGAGAGCACAAGGATCAATGAGGTCTCTTAAGGACGATATCCAACCTATTGTAAATGCAGTAGAAAAATTATCACATTTAAGACCTGTTTCTTTTGTTGAAAAACCAGAAGGATGGGAAGATGAGTTAGGTCTTCAATTAAAATCTCTTGATAGACACTTTGGCTTAATAGCAGAAGAAGTAGCAGAAGATTTTCCTGAACTTGCAGCATTTGGATACCCTGGCGGTTACCCTATGAAAAATGATGAAAATGGAAAAGAAATTGTTGACCAAGAAGAATTAATAAAATTTGAAAAATATGTTCCTATATCCTGGAGGGAAATGGGAGCAATACCACTTTTAATAAAAGCTGTTCAAGAATTGTCAGCAAAAATAGATGAATTAGAAAATAGACTTTAAAGGATTAAAAATGTCAGTATTATTATACACTTGTTACTCAAATGTTGATTCAGCAAATTTTGCAATTAACACACAATATACTGGGGGTTTTCCCATTAGGGGTGGCTTTAAAAATCTTGAAGACGCAAAAAGCATATGTGATACACCTGTAATTGTTGTAATAGAAATTAAAGATGGAGCAATAGAGGATGGAGAGTTAGACTTTCCAGATAATATGGAAATCTATAAATCTGAAGATGTTTTATCTGTAAAAATTTTAGAAGAGATATAGATGTATTGCAAAATGTAGAATAATTAATGATATAATATTTTGTGAAAACTATTTTTTAGGAGACCCATGCAAGATCAAAATCTAGATATCAATTTAGTAATACAAGTTTTTCAAGATAAAGTATCTCAATTGATGATGGAAAATATAATTAAAGATGCAACTATAAAGCAGCTTACTAATCAAATTGAGATCTTATCAACACCTTCTTTAAAAGAAGAACTAAAAGAAATAAAAAAGGATAAATAAATGTCACAAGAAAATGAAACAATTGAAGTAGAAGAATTAAAACAAGAAGAAGCATCAAAAGAATTCACAGTAACCATTATGATTAGTGATAAAAACTTAAGTTACAAAAGTGATTTCAACGAAGCAGAAACAGTTTTTTGGCTTGAATCAGTAAAAGCTCTTATTTTAAAGAGAGCATTTGATGCTGCCGGAGAAAACAACTAGTCATAGTGGTATTTTCCGCTACTATTAGTTAAAATTAAAATCGTAGGAGTCTAAATGGCAATTAGAGACTATTTACCGTTTGTTCAAAATAGTTCAGCTGACTTTTTTGCAAAAACGTTAGAACCAGAACAAATTAAAAACTTATCAAAGGCATTAAAGCCAGCAGCTTTAGCTCTTGGCTATCAAGGCTCAACGTATTATTACAATACAAGATCCACCTTTGAGCCTTCTCCTTATGATTTTGACAGAATACTTCAAGCAGTGGATACTGACTCCTATGTAAAGCAAGCCACTCTAAAGTATAAAGAACTTTTCTGGAAAGAAGGCTGGAGTATAACTGGTGAAAACTCAGAAGCTGTAGCTTATTTGCATCAAAGAATTGACTTTATGGAAATGGCAATGAGAAGGCCATTTATAGATTTCTTAACAGAAGTAGCTGATCATTTAATTAAGTTCTCAAATGTTTTTATAGTTAAAGCAAGAGGAGATATGTCTGAATATTTTCCTCAAAAACTTAATCCAGTAAATGCAGGTCAACCAATCGTCGGTTATTATCTTATTCCAACTGAACAAGTTAGGATCTTAAGAGATAAATTTAACAGACCAAAAGCATATCAGCAGCAAACAGATCCAACTACCTATGGGCCTACCGATAAGGATCCAGTATGGACTGCTGAAAGAGTTATACATCTTCATTTTGATAGGAAGACCGGAAGAGCTTTTGGTACGCCATTTATGAGTTCGGTCTTAGATGATGTTATAGCTCTTCGTCAATTAGAAGAAGATATTCAAAACCTCGTACATAGAGAGCTGTTTCCCTTATACAAGTATAAGATCGGAACCGCCGAACAACCAGCTGAGCCAGAAGAAATAGAAGATGCTGCATTTCAAGTAGAAAACATGAGATCTGAAGGTGGTTTAATACTTCCTTATAGGCATGATGTTGAAGTAATCGGAGCAAATAATGCATCGCTCGATGCAGCAAATTACCTCAATCACTTCAAGGAAAGAGTTGCAATTGGACTAGGAGTAGCACCTCATCATCTTGGCATGATGATGGGTGGCGGCAATAGATCTATGACAGA